TTTCTTGATCTCTTTAATATGTTCTCGCAAATTTCTTCTGCTTGATATGGAGAAGTTACTTGCAACATATCAAAACTTCTCTCTAATAAAGTTTCATTATCTTCTGTAAGCATTGTTGCGAGTCTATCTGCTGAATCTAAGTGTGCGTCATCAAATGGTGGATAAGAAACTGTATCTGATTGATAATCTTTATCTGGGTTTGTATATGTACCAACTACACGATTATACTTTTCTGATTTGCTTTCACCTTGTAATTTAACTTCACTAACAACATTATCTTTAGTTAATAATAATTGTGATGCACCTGAACCTTCAATAATAATTTTGTATTTACCTTGTGTATAATTAAAGATTGCTCTCATAGGAACTAAGAGTTCTCTTACATTCTCTAATACTTTTTTCTCACTATCTAATACTGCATTTGTTTCAAATAAGTTAATTGTACTTGCACCTGAATATGGAGTTACTTGTGTGTCGCAAGTATTTGCAGAAGTCTTAAATGAATCATAGTTAGTTTCAAAAGAATCATTAGGTAATCCTTTTCCATATCTAGTGTTTCTTAAATAATCTAAAAGAATTAATGATGAGTTTGCAGAATAAGCCCAAGTAGAAGCTGTGTCTTGTCTATGAGAACCAGAACCACCTTTAGTTGTGTCTAATCTGGGGTCATAAATCTTTTTACCTCTTAAAGTTACTCTAACTTCTGGTAGTCCATTAAAAGCATCTTGATTCCATTTAAACCTTAAAGCAACATAAGCAAGACCAGATAGTTTATGATTTGATGTCCAGTTAGTTGTTTCGTCAAGTAAAGAAGAAGCTGATTGATTATCTAATCCAAAAAATGGTTGAATAGATATTAAAGATTCTCCTTTATAAAAATTAGTGTCAGAACTATTTACTGTTCTTACTGTTCCGTCAGTTAATGAACCACTCCAAGTTACTAGTTTATCATCAACGTAAACTTCATCTATTGCTGTAATTCCCCCACCACCACCTTCGCTAAGAATTCCAGCGACATAAAGATATTCATTAGCTGAACCAGAACTTTCAACAAATACTCTAGTTAATCCTACTTGTCTTTTTCCATAAACAATAGGAATAGCATTGTTGTTAGAGTCTTTACTTACAGTTACTCCTTTAGCTTCGTCTTGTGAACTTTGTCTAGGTGCTTTTGGTTTTGGAGAAATTAAATAACTTATAGCAGTAGTTATAACAAACTGAATTATTGCTGATACTATTGCACCTTTAACCATTAAACGTGAAACTCCCTCTTAAATTTTTCAGACTTCCTATAAATATTAAAGTTATTATCTTCTCTAACCCATTTAACTGATTCATTAACTTCAATCTTATCTCTAAAATAATTCCTAACCCATTTCATAATTTGCAAACAATTACTCTTTGCTAATACATTCATTACCCAAATATTATTTCCACAGTTCCACTCGTTATCTTTTAATTTTTTAGTAAATAAAAATCTTTGTTCAACATTATCACTTAGGTATGCCCAATTAGTAAAACCTACATCTTGATTGCCAATTCTGTGTATTTGATATTGGTCTAAGTTTATTGATGGAGTAATTGCTTTAACTAATTCTGCATAACTAAATTTATCGTATTTAGGAAACTGTCTAAATAAATGTATTGTTCTATATAGATCATTCATTATGCAGAACCCCATTTAATTTTTTTAGCTGTCTGACTTGCATACTCCATGCCTTTGTCATTTGGGAAAAATAGTTTCTGTGAGTTCTCAGCAGTTCTTCTTCCTGAAATCTTTTCAAAATCTGCCCAATGTGAAGCTATAATAATATTTACAGATGAAGTAGTTGCATCTTCTTCTAAAGTAAAACTAGATATTCTTCCGTCAAATAAAAGAAATGGGTCAGCTATTAATGCCTGACTATCATCTAAGAAACCTCTATAAACTTTTGCAGGTTTATTCATGTAATTATTATTAAGTAACAAAGAAATTATTGTAGTATCTGCACCTGAGAATTTAAGTGATAATGTATTTACTGCAACATCAGCATTTTCTTGAACTTCTGAACTTCCTAAGAATAAAGATGAAGCTGTATAAGTATTTCCATCATAACTTAAATTTTTATAATGATCTGTGTAATAAGTTCCAGTACTAATACCTAAGTAAACAAGTTCAACTGGATTAAGTTTATTAGTTGCTATCTCGGCTATTACTCCAGCACTTAATGATCTTGTCATTACAATACCTCTATAAGATCAATTTCGTATTGGAAATAATTTTCTGTGCTTATATTAAATTCTTGAATATCTCCAGTTAGTCCAACTGTAAAATCTACATTAGAATAAATTAGAACTGCGTTGTCAGCTACGTTTGCTCTTAATGGTGGTTCAAATGTTAATGTTCCTTGACCAGAACCATTAGATGATACATCTGCCATAACCATATAGACTTTTGCTTGTCCAGTAAATCTAAAATAATCTCCAGCTTTAAAAACTCCTGATGTGCTGTTAGCCATTCCATCTATTGCAACAGAAGTAACTCCTGCACTAATAGCACCATTGACAGATATAACTCCTGAAGCAACTCCAAGAGCATCATCTATTGTTGGTGGAACATATTGGAATGATTCCATTTGTGATCTTTGTTTCATAACAAAAGCATTTATAGGTGCAAACTCAGTTCTTGTCATAACTGGAAATCTTAGTCTTAATCTAAATCTTTGTCCGTCTATTTGTCTAGCTTGTCGTCTGCCAGAAGCAGTTGTTGTAACAATAGTATTCTGGTTAGAACTTATAGCTACATCTCTAGGTGCTGGGCTTGAAGGGAATGTTCCACTCATACTATATTAGATTTTCCTTTTTGATTAGCACCCTGATTAACTAAGTTAATTATAGTTGCTCTATTATCAATTAATAATTCTTTAATACCTCTAACATCATTTGCTTGAATATTAAAATTAATATTCATTCCATTTAAACCCATATCGTGATTAGGCACAATAGTTCCATTTGATGAAGGTATAAACATTTCTCTACCACGTTCTCCTACTGTGATTGGCATACCACCTCTTACTGAACCACCTTCTGCAAATGGAGAAACAACAGAAGCATCAATAGGAGTCATTCCACCACCACCACCAAAGAGACTTGCACCTATTTTAAATAAAGAACCAAATAATCCACCACTATCATCACTACTAATAGCTTGTCTTTGTGCTAGTAAAGCATTTTGTTTAATAATTTCTAGTGTTTGTAATTTTTGAATAGATAACTTTATTCCTTCTCTAATTAATATTTCAATTTGCGTTGCTAATATTTTAACCAAAGCATTTTGCACAGCAGATTTTAAAGCTTCGCCTAAAGACTTTCCTAAAACAATAGATTCAGCAATACCTTTTGAAAAATCTTTAATACCCTGATTAAGTGTCCCCACAACTATATCAGAAGTTTTATTTAATTCTTTTAAAGACTCACCATTTATTGTTTTAAATTTTTCAATAATTTCATCTAGCAATCCAACTTGTTTTTCTAAGCCAGAACCAGCATCATTAATCAATCTATTTTTTTCTTGATTTTTTTCATTAATAGCTTTTGTCTTTTCGTCTATTTGATTTAAAAACTCTTTAATAGTTCCATAAGCACCAGATTGTTTATTTAATTCACCTGTGTTTTTTTCTAAGAAGAATTTTTGATCGCTAAATTGTTCTATAAATTTTTTTTGTTGGCTTATTAAAGCACCAAGTAATACTGCAAGAAATTTACCACCAGTACCTAAAAGCAAAAATCCAATAACACCCAATTCTCTTACACCACTTGGCAAAGAATCTAGTAATTTTAATAGTCCTTCAATTCCAGTTGCTACAAATTTAAATATAGGTGCAATAGCATCAATAACTAAACCAGTTCCTAATAATAAACCTTTTATTGCTTTAGTAAGTTCTTCTCCAAATGAAGTTGCAAAATCTTGTAAAGCTTGGCTATTTTTATCTAGGTTATCATTAATAACTGATAAACCTGCTGATATAAAATTAAACAATCCACCTTTATTAATATCATTTTGAAATTTAACAAATGAGTTAGTGATCTTAGTTAATGTTCCTTGAAATGTATTTGATAAGACACTAGTTGCACTTGCAAATCTTCCACCACTTCCAAATACTCTAACAAATGCTTCTTCAGTAGCAGAAGCACTTACATCAGCACCTTTTGAAAATCCTAATAAACTTGCGACACCTTTGTCTTGGAAAAGTCTTGCTGAACTAATTCCTCTTGTAAAAGCTTTAGATATTTGTTCAGCAGAAGTTTGAAAATCTAAACCTGTTATTGCAGATACATTACCAACTATCTCTAAGTTTCTCGCTAGTTCTTCTGTGTCTTTTGAAACTATTGCTAAATTACCAGCAGAAGAAATAATGTCTTGAAACGCAAATGGAGATTTACTAGCAAAAGAGTTTAATATTTTAAATGCCTGAGAACCTTTTTCTACTGAACCAAATAAGAATGATAATTTATTTTCTGTTAATTCGGCTTCACTTCCTACTCTAGTTAATCCTTTTAAAGCTACTCCACCCCCTAAACCTATTAAAGCATTTCTTAAATTGAATATTGAATTTTTTACACCAGTAAATGCTTTTGAAGCATTATCTATAACATTAAGTTTTATGTTTAGTTGCTGATCTGCCATTATAAAGTTTTTCTTTTTCTGCCTTCACCTTAAAGTAAGCTATCCAATAATAAAATTCATCTTGTGTCATAAGACAAATTTCTTCCATACTTTTGTTTAATTCCTGACCAAGAGCAAGTATAGAAAATAACTCCGTATCAGTTCTTACTTTTTTTCAGCTTCCTCGTAAGAAACACCATTCAACATTTCTGTTGATAGTCTAGCTATAACATTTGCATCAGCATTATTCAATAATGTTAGCTTATCATCTAGCTTAAATATTTTATTTCCTTCTGCGTCTTTTGCTTTTAAAACGATTGCATCTACCAATACTCCTAGATCATCATTCTTAGCACCTTTAAATAGGTTTCTTTTTTCTCCTAAAGTAAATGGTGAGCAATATATTATTAAAGGTTTGCCTTCCTCGCCCCACTCAGCTACTTCAATTTTCTTAATGCCTAAAGCTTCAAATTGACTTTTGACTCTATCTATTACGTTCATATCTTCCTTTTCTAATTAATAATTAATTATGCGTTCCTACTGTTATTGCACCAGTTCCAGTAAACGTCATTTCTGCTTCTACCATTCCGTCAAAAGAAGCACTTACGTTGTAACCTGTAACTATTGCATCACCTGAAAAAAATTTATCTCCTGCTGATGTTCCTTCTGGAGATAAGTTAATCGTAATTGCTGAACCAGCAGTTACTAATAATTGTCCTGCATCTGCTTCATCAAAAAATAAACTTGCTGAACCTGAAAAACCTTTTAATCCAGTTTTGAAAGTTCTGCTTGAATCACCTAATGAAGTATCTTCAATAGTGTCTGATGTTTGCTCTAGTGTATAACTTCTTAATTCACCTAAAACAGTTGAACCAATTTTTATTACACCTTCTGAGCCAGTATGTGTTGCCATTTTTTTTTCCTTGTATTGTTAATGTTAAGGTGTGCCAGAAGTGTATTGATACATAACTCGCACCACCATTCTGATACCACCAATAGGAAACAAAACTCCTTCATCAGTAGATACTTCTACTATTTGAGTTTGTTTTGCGAACCCACCTCGTGTTCTATCAGAATTTAATGAAGTTTCAATCGTAGTGATTAACTCATTACGTTTTGTGTCAATATTTGTTTTAGTTCCTTTAACATATCCAACTATCACATAGTCAGCTACGGCTTCTCTTAATGCACTTGTAAAACTTATTGTTTGATCTGTTCTGGTTTCATTTCCTGATTGCACAAAACAAGCTGGATATTGTTGTTCAGATAATTCATCAACATTAAATGGTTCTCTAGTAATCTTTTTTAAAGTAATAGGTGATGTTACTGCTGTTAATACAGTTATAATATTAGATGCTATATCTTCTCGTTTGCTCATTAAATTTTAGATAGTTTGTTATATTCTTTCATAAATACATTCATAATAGGTTGTTGTTCTTTTTGTCCTATTGCAAAGAATTTTCTTTTTCTTTGATTGCCTAATGCTTTTGTATTTTCAAATTTACTTGCAAAATAAATAATGGCTTCTGTTGGTGATGACTTCTGTGTAATATTGGAAAGCATATTTCCAGAGAAGTTTAAATCAACTTTATTACTTTGTTTACCCATAAAACTTCTGTACTCTTTATAACCACCTTCAAATGTTTTGTAAGTTGGACTTGCTGATCTTGGAGTAATGTTAAAAAAAAATGGTTTAGTTGAATAAGCTGGGAAAGCATTTCCATCAGCATTGACTCCTCGTGATGTTCTTTGTTTAATAATACCCATTAAGAACTCAGCAGTTCTTCCTAAAGCAGTCTTAACTATTTGTGGTTGTTCTCTTACTTGTTTCTCAAAGTTCTTAGCAACTTGTAATGAATTATCTTCAACAGTTAATTTCATCTAATTAGTTTAAGTCTATGATAAGGTGCTTTTTCTGCATTGATAATTGTATTAGAATCATCAGCATCATACTCAACACCATCTCTTAAAATAGATTCAAATTCATCAGCATACATTTGTTGATAATGTTTCATCATAACTTGGAATCTATCAGGGTTATCATTTGAATTAAATTTAGTTAATTGTGGACAAGCATAAGAACCAATTACTTTATAAACACTTGCTCTTTTAAATTGTGCATCAGTTAATAATGTTGCGTCCATTTCAGTTGTGTTTAGTATTGAAATATCTCTATAAGTTTCTTTTGAATAAATAGGAAACCATCTTATTCTTAAATCTCGTTCTATATCTGCTCTTGCTTGTGCGTGGTAATCATTTGGTGAACTAAAACTTGCAATACCAAATCCTAAAATATCTGGTTGGTAAAAAGTTAAATCTGCATCTACTGTAAAATTTGCCATAATAATATTTAGTTGGTGGGGCTTTTACACCCCACCGAGTTACA